CAGCCGACCCTCTCAAAGTCGGCTTCCACCCCTGGCTCAATATTCGGTCGGCGCGGTGGCTCAGATTTGGATCGGCGCCGACAGGCGCGGCTGGTCAACGGCAGTGAGGTGACGGCACTCGATCTGGATTGCAGCGGCACCGAAGGCGCGGGCGATGTGAAGCTCGCCAGCACCAACCTCTATCTGGGCGGCGACGCCCGGATGGTGTCGGCCATCTTGGGCTGAAGGATCAGGGGTGAACGATGCCTGTGAACTCTGGGCATAACGTCGACCTGCTGTACAACCGACCCGCCGCGACCGACGCCGATCTGATCTTCGGCGCGGACTACGTGCCGCCGCGCAACGACGTGGTGGTACAGGCCACGCTGCCGCTGCCGGTCGTCAGCGTCGCCTTCATTCCGCCCGCGCGGCTGGAGGTGCTGGCAGAACTGCCGGGCCTGACGGTCAGCACGCTCATCCTGCGCCCGAGCGTGCCGCTCAACGTCGGCGTGGCCAGCCTACCCGGCGTGGTGTTCACCGGCGAGGTGCGCTACGCCTCGCGCACGCAGCGCCCGACCGTGGGCCAAACGGCGCACGAGTGGCAGCAGGCCGTGCAGCGCGAGGACGGCGCAGCGCAGCGCCAGCAGGATGCGACGACGACGCCCGCAGGCTGGGGCGCGGCGTGGCAGCGTGGGGCTGTGTCGGTTCACTGCATCGCGCACCGCCTGCCGCCAATCCTGGTGGCCGCGCCGCTGCTGCGGCGCACCGGCCAGCAGCAGGCGACGCGCTTGCACGGCGCAACCGGGTTCACCCACGAGAACGCGACGCCCATCGCGCAGATTCGGACGGGCCTGTTCCAGAACGCCACCCGTTTGCGCGACGCCACGCGCTTCGCGCATCAGGACGGTGACCGCAGCAAGCGCGCCGGTCGGCTCGCCCTCTGGCAGAACGCCCGACCGCTGACGCAGCGCCAGGGTTCGGACTTCCAGAGCGCAAGCCGCCGACCGGTGGGCTGGCGCGGGCGGTACCAGGACGCGATGCGGCCACCGCCCGGCATCAGCGTGTGGGTGATCCCCGAGCCGCCCGAACCGCCGCGCTGCTACACGCCGAGCGGCCACCTGCTGTTCGCCGCGCTGGCTCCCGCCAGTGCCCATCTCCTGTTCTTCTGCGAAAACCATATCGACCCGCCCGATGGCGAGCCGGTGGTCGTTCCTGTTCGGAGGGTCTACTTCGTGATCAACTACGTGACCCTGCACCGGCTGCCCGATGGATTGCCCGTGCCGGTGTTCAACCTCTCGCTGTCGCTCGACGCCGCGTCCTGGACGTGGGGCTTCGATGCGCAACTGCCCGCCGCCGCAGAAAGCCTCGTCGCGCCCGGCAGCAACGGCGGCCCGGTCGAACTGGTGGCCAGCGTCAACGGCACAGCCTTCCGGGTGCTGGCCGAGAGCATCAGCCGCGAGCGGGTGTTTGGCGACGCCAGCATCCGCATCTCGGGTCGTGGGCGCAACGCGGTGCTGGCCGCCCCCTACGCGCCGGTGATGAACTTCCAGCAGCCGCAGGCGCGCACCGCGCGGCAGCTGATGGACGACGTGCTGACGCTCAACGGCATCCCGCTGGGCTGGAACATCGATTGGGGTCTGACGGACTGGAACGTCCAGGCCGGGGTGTTCACTCAGCAGGGCACGTGGATGGAGGCCTTGGTTGCGATTGCCAGCGCCGCCGGGGGCTACCTTATCCCGCATCCGTCCGACCAGAGCATCCGCGTGCGCCATCGCTATCCGGCCGCGCCGTGGGAATGGAGCACCGTCACGCCTGACTTCGTGCTGCCCGTCGATGCCGTGGCCCGCGAGTCGCTGCGCTGGGTGGAGAAGCCCGGCTACAACCGCGCGTTCGTGTCAGGGCAGGACGTCGGTGTGCTCGGTCAGGTCACGCGCGCAGGCACGGCGGGCGATGTGCTGGCCCCGATGGTGGTCGATGCGCTGATCACCGAAGCCGCTGCGGCGCGCCAGCGTGGCATCGCCGTGCTGGCCGACACCGGGCGGCAGATCGAGGTGAGCCTGCGTCTGCCAGTGCTGGCCGAGACGGGAATCATCGAACCGGGTGCCTTCGTCGAGTACCAGGACGGCAGCGTGACCCGCCTGGGTCTCGTGCGCTCGACGCAGATCGAGGCCGGGATGCCGGAGGTCTGGCAGACCCTGGGAGTGCAGAGCCATGCGTAACCTCTACGAACAGTTCCGCCAGCTGATCCCCGACCCGCCCTTGCAGGCGGGCACGGTGGTGGGTGTCGGCGCAGGCAGCGTGACCGTCGCCTTGCCCGGTGGTGGCTTGATCCGCGCACGCGGCAGCGCCGCCATCGGCCAGAAGGTGTTCGTGCGCGACGACGTCATCGAAGGCGTCGCGCCCAGCCTGACGCTGGAAATCATCGAAATCTGAAACCCAACTTTCCGATCAACCATGAACCCGCCCAAGAGGCGGGTTCTGCATTTCTGGAGACCTGCAATGACCGAACCCGAACAACAAGCGCCCTCCGTCCTCGTGGAGAACATGCTGCTTCTGCGCAAAGAGGACTTCGACGATCTGCTCGACCGTGCCGCCGAACGCGGAGCCGAGCGTTGCCTCGCTCATCTCGGGCTGGAGAACGGCAGTGCCGCGAAGGACATCCGCGAGCTGCGCGACTTGCTTGAAGCGTGGCGCGATGCCCGCCGTACCGCGTGGCAGACCGCCGTGAAGGTCATCACCACCGGCATCCTGGCCGCGCTGCTGGTCGGTGCTGCCATCAAGCTCAAGCTGATGGGAGGTGGCCAATGATCGAAACACTTCTTGGCGGCCTCCTCGGCGGGGCATTTCGTCTCGCGCCGGAAATCCTCAAGTGGCTCGACCGCAAGGGCGAGCGTGGCCACGAGTTGGCGATGCAGGACAAGGCGCTGGAGTTCGAGAAGTTGCGCGGCGCGCAGCGGATGGCCGAAATCGGTGCGAGTGCCGAGGCAGCCTGGAACGTCGGTGCAGTCGATGCGCTACGTGAGGCCATCCGCACCCAAGGGGAGAAGACCGGCGTGCGCTGGGCCGACGCGTTGTCGATCAGCGTGCGCCCGGTGATCACCTACTGGTTCATGGCGCTGTACTGCGCTGCTAAGACGGCGGCATTTGCGGCTGCCGTACCCGCTGGCGCTGGCTGGGGCACAGCGATCTTGCACGCCTGGACGGAAGCCGATCAGGCGCTGTGGGCCGGAGTGCTGAACTTCTGGTTCCTCGGGCGCGTGTTCGACCGGGTGCGGTCGTGACCGAGGTGCCGAAAACGGCCATCGAGTTGGCCAAGCGCTTCGAGGGCTTCCATCGCGTGCCAAAGGCCGATCCTGGACGCGCACACCCGTACATCTGCCCAGCGGGCTACTGGACGATCGGCTACGGTCATCTGTGTGACCCGAAGCACCCGCCGATCAACGAAACCGAAGCCGAGTTCTATCTAGCGCGTGACCTGCAGACCGCGCTCGCCGCGACGCTGCGTTACTGCCCGGTGCTTGCCGTCGAACCCGAAGCGCGGCTTTCGGCCATCGTGGACTTCACCTTCAACCTTGGCGCGGGCCGCTTGCAGACCTCGACCCTGCGACGTCGGGTGAACCAGCGGGACTGGGCCGCCGCCGGGTCGGAACTGCGGCGCTGGGTCTATGGTGGGGGCAAGGTGCTGCCGGGCCTCGTTACCCGACGCAGTGCCGAAGCCGCCCTCATCGTCTGA